ACTTAGAATTAATCAAGTACTCTTCAGTCTTGGTGATGCGCTTAACCTTTTCGCGCTTGAACTTCTTATTTGTAACGCGACGTGCGGCCATGATCAATCCTAGAATTAGAGATTGCCAGTCGCGGAAGATAATTTCCCACTGGCACTATCTGAATAGAAGATAGGTTTACTATAGGTTGTTAGCTGGCCATTTCCACGGCCAGCTCAAGAGCCTTAGTCTTGAGCGTCTTGTTGTACCCGTACCACGCGGCCGTGAGGCGGGTGTCAGCCGAACGACCAAGGAGATGGTCAGTGGCATAAGTCACCGTATTAAACAGCTGCCAGAACGAACCAGGAGCGTATTCATGACCCGGCTGGGTTTCCATGATCGACATGGCCATGTTAGCGTTCTTCGAAACCGGCTTCTTTTCAGACGAAGACGGGAAGAGTGTCGTGAAGTACGTGAGGATGTCTTCCTTCGTGGCTAGCTTCGAACCAAGGAACTGAGCCATGTCCTTGTACTTATTCAACTTGCTCGAAGCAATACCAAGGATCTCCTTGACATTCTCCGACTTGAACTCACGACGGTGAGAGATCTTCACCATACGCTCAACCTGAGCATTCAGCGAAAGCGTGAGAGTGTTGTTGCACACTACGCGGATCGGCGTAAACCGGACGTCGGTAGCGAAGCCGAAGCGATGGAAGTTGGTGAAGAGAAGATACGAATCAACTCGGTCACCCTTGAAGAGCTCGAAGCTCTCGTTGATCTTAGCAAGACCCCATACGATCTGGCCACCACGAAGCGAACCGGCCGTATTCATTTGCATATGACCAGCCTCGACGAATTCATTGAAGAACTCAAAGGCCTCACGGTTCTGAACCGGATTCCAGTCATTCGACACGGTGTCGAGAATCTTGAAATCCGACTTACGAACCAGAGCCGACTGGCCAATCTGGATACGCTTGGAATTGATCGTAGCGTAAGCCTCGACCTTTTCGACTTCCCAATCAAGGTTAGCCGCCTTTAGCATCTGAACAGGCGTCAGATCAGAAGGAACTTCAGTCCCCAAGTTGTGCCACGGTACCGCGCCGGACCATGCCATTGACGCCTTACCATTTACCATTTCAAGTTCGTGACTCACTTTTATTTCCCTTTCGACATAATCAATATAGTTATTATACACCGTACCGCCAGGGTTGTACAATACTATTTTTGATCAGAACGAATATTATTTCGAAAGAGCTGGATGGTTTCTTTTCTACGTGTATAGGAACTTTCCACAAATACCTGTGACGGTTCATGATCTACGGCAATCATTAAAACAACTTGTGGGAATGGGATACCGGTTCGTTCTTCTACCATCATGGAATATGCAGTGATTTGCTGGAAGTATCCCTTAATCCATTCTAGCTTCTTGGGACGATTAGACGTCTTAAAATCCAAGACTGACTTTAGGCCGCCGTAAGATGCCAAGAAATCTGTCTTTCCGGCTGTTTGTAAATAGTCAGACCATAACGGATATTCAATGCCGTATACTTCTTCCACATTTTGATCTACATATGGCTTTAAACTATTGAATAGGATTTGAGTCGTTGGCATAACGCCATCGGCGTATGTTGGATCATTCAACAAATACTTCTCAAACATCTTGTGCATTGAGTTTCCGCGCGAAGCCGCAATCCTAGTAATCTTTGCAGCTTCCTGGACTCCTACTCTTTGACGCCAGGCATCTAATCCAGATTTATCAGCGTATTTGCCGATAACCGTGGTAACAGATTCATACACGTCTCCATTAGGAGTAATGTAGCGTCTAGCTCCATCCTTTTCAATTGTTTCCATATTTACTGATGGAAACAAATTCAATTTAAAAGTCATTATGTAACTATTTCTAATCTTTCTTTTTCAATGATGTATTGCTTTACTAGCTCACACCGTACGATATCAGACGAGTTGAATTCAACGAACTCAAACAAACCCATGCCTTTAATAATTGACATAAATTTGTGTACGCCAGATCGTTCTACATCTCTTCTAAAATCTGACTGCCTGAAGTCACCACAGAAGTACGTTTTGCAGTCGTTACCAACACGCGTGATAACAGAATCTAGCTCACCAAAATCCATGTTCTGAATTTCATCAACAACCAAAATACAATCAGATAGAGTTGAACCTCTAATGAATGATGTTGAAATGAAATCTAGAATACCCTTGTTCTTTAGAATTTCGTACGCGTCGCCACGGCCGAATAACTCAGAACAAATCTGCATATATGGCTGTTCGTATACCTTAGCCTTTTCCTTGTTGTTACCAGGTAGGAATCCCATATCCCTGGTAGGAACAACAGATCTAACAATATTGACTTTTTTATATGGAGAACCAGGCGTCATAACCTTTTTTAACGCTAGATACAGAGAAATAAAACTCTTACCTGTACCAGCTACACCATGAAGCAATATATTTTTGCCTTGATCGGAATGATTAAACACTAGTTTTTGATTTTGTGTCATTGGCGAAAATGACTTAATCTGGAATGCTTTCTGCAAGTCCTGATTTACAAATTCTAGATCGACGCCGTACTGTTTTAGACGTCTTGACTCTCTTCTATTTAAACGCTTCATGGTACTCTTTTTATTGTTAGAGGCGGGTCAAATTTTAGAAGGTGTTGATGTTAGCCTTAGTAAACCCTCTAGAATGAGACTTTTTGATTTCACGGAGTCTATCACGAAAACCATCATCTGGTTTCTTTCCGGTATTAGTGCTGTATCCTAATGCTGGTGCAGTAAGATTTTGCTTAATATGCGGAAACTTTTTCAGATGTTTTTCTAGCTCAGAGAATGACATAAACTCTTCAAAGTCTTCTCCGGTTTCTTCATTGTGTAAAGAATATGTTGGCATTAACCTCTGCCTCTATCATCGTCGTCCCATTCATCGTCTTCATTTTCAAGCAATGAATAGACGTCCTTTGTCTTAATCGCTCTAGCCATACGCTTTTCGCGCTTCTTGTCTAGATATTCTGAACGGCGCGAGTACGGGTTGTTGTTTTCGTAATCATCAAAATCGTCGTTCATCGTGCGTCTACTTTTGCTCATCTGGAAGGATACCTGGAAATGCTTCTCTTACTAGGGCTGGATTGATTCCCTTATACGGAATCTTCTTGTCTTTGATTGAACAAATCAAATCAGCATCTGCTGGATCTAATGATTCGAGCAATTCAATGAAAAGCTGTTCACGCCTGTTAGGTTTAAGAGTAGCATGGCCACCCTTAACGAACAAATATAGCTTGCGTGCTTCTTTAAACAAGACACTCTGCAAATCGACCAACGACGATTTAGTAAACGGAGGAGTTCCTTCCGGAAGCAACCATTCGATCTCTGGATGATATGCACCCTGTAGGATGGTGCGCAACGTTGAACTGTCATGCTGCTTAAGCAGTTCAAGTTTCTTCGCTTTGTTTGGAGCCTTAGATACCAGTTCTAAGATCTCCGAAATACCTAATTTCACAAAAAGTCTCCTAGTGATTCAGTCAAATGTTTCAAACGCTTTGAGATAAAGAAAGACAACAAATCCTTCTTAGGCTTATTTAGCTGTTTTTCATGCTCTTCTAGAATTTTAGTTATATATTCTTCCGGAATCTTTCCTAGATTGATTAGATCATCGTTACGGAAATAATTACGTGGCATCTTAGAAGGCTCCATCGCCATGAATTCTTCCATGCGCTTCTTTGTCATAGGAGTCTGGCGCTCGCCTACAACTAGACAATTATCAGAAGATAGAATGTTTGGAATACCATCAGAGACATCGCCCTTGATGACATGCTCCTTAAGAAACGTATCAGGCGACTTACACTCGATAAACTTCTTTCGAGTCGGGTCATACTGCTGGACATTAGGATAAGTCTGAAGCTGATTGAAGTCCTTATCACCTGACAAAATCAATACCTTGTCGAAAGTGTTCTTATTATGCACAAGCGTTGCAATAACATCGTCAGCTTCAACACGATCAATATGTACAACAGCATACGGGAAGTTATCCTTGATCTCGTCACGGATAAGGTTCATCATCTTAAACAAATCAGCCCAGTTAATGATAGACTCATCATTATTCTTACGGCGATTCGCCTTGTAATAAGGGAATACGTCTCGGCGCCATGAATTAGTGCCATCTGCTGCGATGACTAACTCACCATGGGTTGCTCTGTACCTAGAATTTAGTGAACGGATTGTATTGAGAATCATATGTCGAACTAGGTTTTCATCAAGAGAAGCCGTAGTTCTTCCGCCAAGCTGCATCATGAGATTGGCAATCATAACCTGATTAAGGTCTAGAATCATCATTTAAATAACTGGTTTACTTTTCAATAATTGTTTCGGAATCAACAAAGGAGATATTAATTTGGTCTGCTATTGTATATTCGTCAGATTCATCTTCCTTCTTAACTACAATGTGCTCTGCTACTGTTTGGAATGGATGATACAACCCATAATATCGATGGAGCAGCGAATTTAATGCTTCCATTAAAAATGCACCGTGAACAACGTCGTCTTCTGTAGTGTTAATATCAGAAAAATCAAATCCAGAAATTGACAGCCTCTCAAAGAGCATAGGAGAAATGGTCAACAACGTTTCCTGAATATGAAACTTTTTAACATCATCTACGGCTTGTTCGGCCTGTTTTTCAGTTTTAGGCGGCTCATGACTACGAGCCGTCATAGCATTTATTGGAAACGGAATGACTTTTGCTGTCATTTTTTTCTTTCTATGTTACGCTATTACTTTGTATTTATATTAACCGACCTTATATACGAACATTTCTTTTTTAGGCTGTTCGATATCAACTGGCATGTGCTTGATGGACTCTAGCAAACTACGCCATTCAACCAGACGTGGTGCCCATGAATAGAATGCATCTACGTAGTTCTTTTGATGCACAAGCTTATTTGTTTGAGTCTTATCTATTACAGACTGGATCGATACATCGAGCACATTGTAAAAAATCTGAGCGTGTGTGTTCAAATCTTCATGCCAGTTATACATGTTCGTCCAGTTAGCAGCGGTCTCAGGTAGGGCGCCGTAATTTGGATGCACACATAGTAGACCCGCCGACATTGCTTCCATTAGTGCAATGCACGACGTCTCAAGCCAGATCGAAGGATACGCAAAGATATGAGACTCGCATAGTGCTTCACGAATCTTAGCATTAGGCACCGAACCATGGTAGTTAATTTTAGGATGGTTCTTACAAGCCTCGAACAAGTCCTTGTACTGTTCGTCTCTCTGTTCCCAACCGTAAATCTTGAATGATGAAAATACGTCTAGCTCAATATTGTCGTACTTTTCACACAGCTTAGCAAATACCGGTACCAGAATTTCTAGGCCACGGTGTGGTGTCGATGTATAGATCAGCTTAATCTTTTCAGTCTGACGTGCAGTGATATCAACCGGAATAGGATCAATTGCATTGAGCAGCACAGTCGATCGTGAAAACGGAATGTTGTACTTGGCTTGATAACGCGCCATCTGCCAATTTGAATTGTATACAATCTTATGGTACTTACGCCAACCTTCACTCTTAAGATGTTCAGATTCTGGATCTTCCGGCAAATCCTGAAGCCAAAAAACACGGTGCTTAGTAGGATCTAGCTCTCGTGCACGAGACATGATAATCTGATATGGCTCAATTAAATCTTCGCCAAGACGGTCCCTAAGACCGTACTTCATAATCTCAGATCCACCCATAGCATTTGCTGATAACTCATCAGTAGCAATTGGCATAATATAATCCTTAAATCTTACAGATGATCTACAATTTGTACGTACGTGACAGTAGGTACCTTGAACGAACGCCAACCGTTCTTTTCAATATCCCAAGCAGCGATAGTATCAGGATTTTCACGGTGGAAAGTAGTTTCCTGTTCTTGCTCAGACATATACGACTTAGGAAGAAGCTCCGGTCGAAGTGTGCACTTCATAATCCTAGTTTGACCATCAGAAACCTTATTGAAGGTTACCTCAACGATGTTCTCGCGAAGGTCAGCAAGAATATCGTCTCTCTTATACGTTGCAATAGCCATAATTTAGTCCTCGTTATTT